ACATCCGCAAGAAACAAAAAATCACAATCACAAAAAATAGAATACCCAGGTAGATATTCTTCAAGATATGGAATCATGAACCTTGTATAAGTGAAATCTGTTGATTGCTGAGGTTCACGAGGGCGTGTGAATTCAGGTATGTCTTTGCTTCGAAGGAAGCTAACCTCAACGGGCTGAGTACAGCGTGATGTAATGGAGAATTTGCAAACCTGTGCTGCTACATCTTCACGTTCATCATATCCTATGTAAACATTGAATGTCATAGACCAAGTGTCCTAAAAAAGTTTTATTGGGCATGTATGTTTTGTATGCTTTTCTTGTTTCATCTATTCTTTGTTGTGAGTTTTGTAGACGGTGTTCCAAGGTATCGACAACCTCTTTCCAACGTGAGGCTTGTTTTTCGATGATAGCATATCTAAATGATGTTGAGGTGAGCCCTCCACCGTTAGCGAAAAGAACGCTGGGTACGTGCATGAATTTTGCGGGCCACGCGGCCGTACCATGATACCCTACAAACCCTTTTGCATGTCTCAAAATATTTATTAAGTGATGCACTGGGGTTCTATAGTCCACAATCTCTATTTCAAACCCTCTCTGCTGTAATCGATCTATGATATTTGGCCAGTAGGAGGCGGCAGGGTCTTTCCAATCTTTACCATAATCCTTAAGCGATAGGGAGTTGCCTTGCGTTGAATTTACAACAATAAGATTGCTTCGTGGTTTGTTTGGTTTTGTAGGGAACCAGTAATTGTGAAGATCATCCTTTCCAACAATATCCCAGTCGTAGTTTGTGTGGTTTATGCTGAGAGGGTGTTTAAATTTATGAAAGACGGTTACCTGCGTACTTCCCTTATAACAAGCACGTTCAATATATGATGCTCGTTCCCATAATGTTTCAGGGTCTCGTGGGTTTATTTTATGTTCAGGTCCATGCTCCCAACGAAACGTAAGGTTGACAGGCATCTGAAGTTTATTTGAGATGTTATGGGCATAACAAATAGGGGAAACAATATCGCCATATCCCACTTTCCCCTTCCACTGTATGTCAAGCAATCATTCCCTCGTTACGATCATAATATAAAAAGGCGGATATACTTTCTCACCCTGCACCTGGACCCATCCACGTAAATTTGTTTTCGGATCATTAAACGAAGAAGTGTATGTCCGAATGTTACGATACCCTTTGCTGTTGAGTCTTCTTCTCAAAACCTTTTCATTTTCTTCTAAACAAACATCCTCAATTACATAATATTTTGCCCATTTGTCCTCTAAATTAAGAAAGGTCTTCCACATAACATCTGGACGATGATCCCCATCATCGATAATAATGTCGTATTGCATCGTGACAACCGAATCAATAAACTCTTTATTGGTTGAGTTGCCCCGAAATACTGGAATATTAGTCGCTGCTTCCATAAGAGGATAATTTTTAACTTCGATCCCATTGATAGTAGCATCAGGAAATAAATGCTTCCAAGCAGCTAGAGAAGCTCCCTCCCACACCCCAATTTCCAATAAAGAATCAGGTGTCCAATTATTAAACATACTAGCATAAGCTCCTTGGTAGTTATGCCGTCTTGGACCTTTATCTGTTCCATATTGTGTAAATGCTGAGGCTATCGTTGCTTTATCCATGTTAGCTCCTAAGTAAATGCTGTTTATATTCTTGGTACATAGAGAATAGTATATATTCTAACGATGAAGCCTCCACTTCCCATGGTAGATCTGAGTAATCTATTGCTTCAGAATTTATAGTGCATCCCTTCCACTTTGTGTGCTCATCATTTAGTTCACCTGTTGCAAATTGTTTAAGGTGCACCATCTCATGAGCAAGTGTTTGTATCATTACGTTTGTTGATTTTTTTCGTTTAAGTTGAATCTCAAATTCACGTGCTTTATACCAGTCATTATAATATGTAATACAACAGTTACCAAGATCGGGACTAGTTGATACAACTATGATTTCGAGATGTATATGTTTTATTAGTTGTTTTGACAGAAGCTCTTTTCCAAAGAACCTTGACGCTGCAAGTATTTCCTGTTCAAGATAAGGGTCTTTAGAGCCGGTGACTAATACTTTCATTCTCTTTTATTTTTTTCTTCTAGCTGTATTTCATCTAAACTTTTTCCTATGTACTGCCATGTATCAAATGGACAGTTAAATAAAAATATGAATGCCCTTATTGAAGTGTTTATTAGAAAGCCACAAACAACCAGTGGAAATATGATTAACCACAAAATGAATTGTGTGGGGAGCATTAACTAAATCCTTTGAATATATCTTTGGTGAACTTTCGATTGGTATCTTTATCAAACAATGCAGTGTCTGGTACGAGATCATCTTGAGCTGATTGCTCCACATCATATAATTTCATCTTCGCTCTATCCACACCCACAACAAACTTACGAAATTTGGAGGGATCAGCGTATCTGTTTTTCAATTGTTTGAACATAAGTTGATTCAAGTCTTCTAACTCTTCTGATGAAATTATAGCAAACATCATATCAACGGTTGCTGGCAATCCAAAAGATTCTGAGGTATTTTCCAGTCCCACATCCGAGCTCGAATATCCTGCCCTGTTCGTCTGTGTCGCTGATACGATAGGCACATTAAATTCAACTGCTAGTCCTCTAATCTCTTCTGCAATCGCTTTCACGTATGTATAAGAATTGACGTTAGCGGATTGTTTAAGACGGCTTGATGCACATATATTGAGATAGTCGATATAGATTATGTCTGGCTTAAACTTCTTCTTTAAGCTAAGTTCATTGAGTAGATGTCGAAAGTTTGCTGCACCTGCTGATGATGTTGGGTATTCCTTGATTATCAGCTTTCCTACAGTCTTTTCCTTCACCCTCTCGATCTTCTTCTCGAAAGCGTCTCGTGGTAGTAGTGCAAGCTCATCAACTGTCACGTTCATGAGATTTGCATCAATACGCTCGGCAATCCTTTCTTCAGCCATCTCCATTGTAATGTAGAGAACGTTCTTGCCCTGAACAATATTCGCAGCAGCGCAATGACACATGAAGAGAGATTTACCAACACCAGTACCTGCAAGCGCTACATTCAAAGTTTTACGTGGCAACCCTCCTTTTGATATCTTATTAAGAAAGTCAATATCAAAAGGAATGCGCTCTTCTTTTTTGTGATAGAAATCATATCGTTGATCTACGTCATCAAAAAAGTCGTGACCGATCTGTGTGTCGAATGAAACAGATAGAGCTTGTTCAAGTAGTGACGGGATAGAATTCGGATTCGTTTTACCCGACTTATCGTCAAGAATCTTTATTGATTCAGAGATAGCATTGTAGATTGCTCGGTCTTTGCAAAACTTTTCTGTCTGGTCAACTAACCAATCAACATCATTTTGCTGATCACAATAAGTGTCTATCTTCTGTTTGGCTTGAACAAACTCATCTTGACTAAGTGTACGTGCATTCTCTAGCTCAATTGACAGAGCTACTTGATTCGGAAAGCTATTAAAACGATCAACATAACCCGTTATCGCCTTAAAAATTTCTTTATCGATCCTACCACTGAAGTAATCTTGAACTAAAAAGGGTATGACCTTTCGACCATACCCTTCATTGAAGATCAGATTACTAAAGATCAAATCTTCAACAACCATTTACGCTCCTGGCGGAAGAAAGTCAACATTAAAAGAGAGCGATACTCTTGGACCATCAACCTGCATTTGCGGAACGTAGTGATAAAGCCACGAGGGCCACATTGACATAGAACCAATCTCAGGTTTAATGATCATTTGTTCAGATGTAAACGGTCCTGCGTCTTCAAGTCTTACCAAGGGGTCATGCATACGCAAATCTTTCGTTGGATTAATAAATGCAAACGGACTCATCGTATCATCAACCTCAACATAAAAAGTACCTGAAAAAATCGACCGTGCATGATTATGTGGTGGATGAATTCCACCCTTTCGCATAACATTTACCCACATCTGGACCGAGCATTTCTCATAATTACATTCATATTTAAGTTCACGACCAAATGCGCATGCGACACCATAAATTGCTTCTTTCAGAGCCTTAATCCCTGTAACGTGATCGAGTTCTTGGTTATTAAAGAACGTAGTAAACCCACCCTCATAATTTTGCGATTCGCCTGCAAGTTGGAGAAGGCCAGCCTTCATTTCAGCAACTGGAAGATCTAACTTCACCGTCGTGATAAGGGTCGGAAAAATAGGCTGGTAATTGAGCTTGTTGAACTCCGTGGTTGCTGCTGTGTAAGAAGCAGTTTCTGCTGGGACAAGGGCATTTTCACTCATTAGTATTCACTCCATATTTAAATTCTTGTTGTGCTGCTGCTTCCAGCAGCTTCATCACTTCATCAGTATAATATTTTTCAGGGTCTTCATTAATATTTTTACCAAAGGCACTTGTACCGTCTGGTAGTTGATATCGTGTAGACACTTTTTTAAATACTCCGTACTTCTCTGCTAGCTCAAGGAGACCGTAGTACCTGTCAAGTCCTTTGGCGTAAGTAAGTAACACTTCTGCTTGACTGTTTTCTTTTGAAAGTCGGGATTTGTACATTTTGATCTTAACAATGTTTCCGACGACGTCAGTGCCATCTTTTTCCTTACGTTTGGAGAGCATAGCAATAGTGCTAGCCGCATATTTAAGTCCTGTTCCACCACCGAGCTCCTTTGTTGGCACGTATGAACCGACTAGTTCATAAACGTGATTAGTTACAAGCAGAGGGATTCTCACCTTCGCTAGTTTAAGAGTCAACACTCTAAAAGCTGCTTTAATAATCTGTGCTTTAGTCATGTCTCTGGTATCTTTACCTTCGAGACTATCTTCCATCTCTTTGGAAGTAGAAAGCATTCCCAAGCTATCCAACACAAACATCATCGGTGGACGCGATGCTTCTTCTTTTTGTTCATATGCATCGAGCAATTTCAATGCATGGGTTTTAAACTTCTGAATGGTATCAGGCTCAGCAATGATAACACGAGAAGTGTCGATTCCACGCTCCTCCATCATATGCTTTGTTACGGCTGCTTCTGTGTCGTAGTAGACGACTGCTCCTTTGGGATGTTTGTCGAGGAAACTCCTGACGACCCCAAGAACGAAGTAAGTCTTACCAGTAGCGGACTCCCCTGCAAATGCAGTAACTTTATTATCAGGTACGCCACCATAGAGGCTACCAGAGAGAACAGCGTTGAGAATGTAGCTACCAGTATCAATAAACCCCCCAAACTCAGCACTACCAGAGCCGTCAGAGGCCAAAGAAGTGTCTTCATCTTTAAGTTCCTTAATCAGATCACGTAAAAATTCACTCATTAACACTCCTCGCTTGCAATATGTCTTGCATACATTTGTCTGAGCTCTTTATATTTTTGAAGGATGGTATGTGGAACAATACCTTCCCCATATTGAATAATGAGCTGCTCGATAGTATTAGCTAGCTCACGTGAACGACGTAGCTCCTCAGCCGTTCCTCTTTGATGCACTTCAAAATCGTTCATAGTTTTTTCACCTTAATATAATCTCCACCTATTTGATCTAGTTTCATTTTAAACTGAGCAATTTTTTCTTGCCTGTTAGGCCACTTAATAATATCTTGTTCAGGATTCTTATTTAAGTTTTTTAACAGAGGGATTATCGCATCATACATCTGTTGTATCTTGTCAGTCAACTCGTTGTTAAGATCAGCGGCAGCTTCGATTAAGTGATCTTGTCTAATTGTGCTTTCATCAGCAAAGGTGAAACCAAAATCATCATCAAAAGAACTGATCGAGGCTTTGTTGTTCATTTTCTTCCTTCCATCCAATTGCTTCCATGATCGTACGCAACGGTTCCATGAATGATTTGTCGAACTGCGTATCGTAATCGAGGAATTTGTTTAGTCCAAGCTCTTTGGGTAGCTTTCCTGGTGCAGCGATAACATTTGTCGGTAGGGGTGAGGAGTCAAGCAGATAAGAGAACTTAATCTTCTCACCTTCACCAATAGGCATATACTTAGTTTCAAGATTCTTGATCCGGATAAGATGGTTATACATCAACGATCCTTTGACGTGGATCGGTGTGCCTGGTAAGAAATTCATCGTTCCTGTGTTATAGGATTTCTGTATGAGCTTATCTGACTTCTTATCATACTGATCACTTTTCAACATCCCTCTCACGCTACGAGGAAAAGCGATATCTTCAAAAGGCAACGTCTTGTAAACTCTACGATAATCTTTGATAAACTTTTGCAAAGAGGATTCGTTTTCGTTCATGATAACGGAAAACGCTGCTTTGAGATGTTCGCGACAGGTTGCTGGTGTCGATGAGCGGACAGACTCAATACCTTGAATTTTCAGTTTAGGTTCTGCAAACCTAACACCCTCGAGATCATAAACATTCAGTATATAGTGTTTCTTTCCCGTCCAGAGGCCTTTATCAGCAATAGCCTCTCGTTTCATTTTCATTTTCTGCTCATATGCAGAAACATAATCAGCAAGCTCTTGGTAGCTTTTATCAATGAAAGGCTCAAAGTATTCCGCACACACTTTGTCGAGATATGTAACGGTTATTGGTTTATTACGATCAGGATATGTCTTCTCAACAAACTTACCAAGTTTAATATACATCGAGTCCGTATCAATAGCAATCACAAAGTCCTCGTTGTCAGTTTTGAGGATCTTGTTTAACTGTGCATTGATCTTCTTCTCCATCCATCGAATAGAAAGTTGTCCGGACTTCGTAATAGATTCTGCAAGCCTGTTATCAAACCAACGGAAGAACTGATTCGACAAGGCGCCATAAGCACTATTCAGCTGAATCTTTTTAGCGAGCTGCATGTTATGACATCTTGCAATCTCGTTTGAAAGTTCTCGTGTAGGAGTCTGTTCATACGCCTTCTTCGCCTCAAGCATTCGCTTCTTCCACAAAGACCGATCGTTATACATGGTCTCCATAAGAGTAGGCAGAAATCCTCGTGTTGTTTTGTCGAACACACAACCAGTCGGTGCAATGGTCAGATTATGCTTCTCTAGCGGTTCGCGAATAGTCTCAAAGTTCAAAAAGTAGTCAGTCAGTTTTGATGATGACGAATTAGGAGCAAACCCATTGACTACGTTTTTGATATCTTCGCGAATCTGATTACGTTGTTGCTCATCCCGCACAACATCTAGCTCACCATCAAGAAACATATCAACACTCTTTGATGTGACGCTGAGATCGTATTGCATTAACTGCCCACGCATCGTTTCGGGCGAGATGTTGTACTGCATGATCAAGTGTGGATACAAACTGTTCAAGTCAAACGACACGACCCAATCATGTATTCCACACTGAGGGTCTTTCACATATGCACCTTCAATCTGACGAGGTTTGTTCCCAATTCTCTTTATCGGGATCACAATCTTACGTTCCATCAGATAGTTGTGAATGATAACATCCCACATACTCACTGTGGTCAAGCTGTCGATAAAGTTAACTTTACCGTCGTATGCAATGGCATATACCTGCTCTAAGAACTTCATCTTCTGATCTAGCTTGTATACAAGATCAACGTCACGAATGTTGTAATTAATGTAGTTACGAAAATCACCCTTGTAGAACTCATCGAGAGTCTCAAAACCAAGTTCGTTGAAGTCCAACTTACGCTCACCAAGCTCTACAAAAGCAATATGGTCAAGTTTAAAGGACTCTTGATTCGTGAACGAGAACTTCTTGTACAACTGCATGTAGTCCAGGACGGATATACCAGCCGGAATGTTCATGTAATCAGCCATGTCTTCCGAGCTCGGGTCACGTCGCTGTTCCCACAAATTCCAAGGCGACAATCTCTTTGCAACCTTTCCATCAAATAGCCGCGTGATACGGTTGATCAGGTAGGGAATATCGAAGAACTCAACGTTCCAGCCTGTAACAACATCAGGCATCCATTCCTCTGTCCTCCACAGTGCGAGAAATCTTTCGATCATGTCTCGTTCACTACGACATTCAATGTATGTGACATAGTCAAGTTCTGGTGTGTACGGAAATAGTCCGAATGTAACAGCTTGTTGATTCTTACGAATCGTGATCGCAGTCAATGCTTTATCTGCTTCATGGATGTTCGGAAACCCACCCTCGGAGTCTGTCTCAATATCAAGTGTAACAACAGATATCAACGAGGGATCGTAGTTAACCTCCCCTGGGAAAGCGTCGTTGATGTACTGGTAGTGATATGATTCAGGACCATATCCATACATCTCATGACCAGCCACGTCTTTGTTGTTCTTGATGTAGCTAGCCGCTTCGCGCATTGACCCGAGGTGAAGCTTGGCTACAGGCCTGCCTGCTAGAGTCTTATACTCCGAGCGACCGGTAAGTGAAGCAATAAAAATATATGGGTCGTATTCGATAACGTCCTGGAAACGAACGCCATCCTCATACCCACGAACATAAATCTTATCAAACGCTTTAAAAACGTGTGTGTAAAACTTCATAATTAAGGATATCTCGCTGGTACCAAGTCACTTTTTAAACAAAGACAGCTCGCGCTCTTGATTTTTCTTCAAGTAATTAGACAGTTTATCCAAATAACCACGATTGCGCAACTCTTTAAATACTAAATTCTCAAACGAGAATTCACCACCTGCCTGGATTGAAGCACCACGCATGGATCTGATCTTATCTTTTAGTTCATTGGCTGCTTCAACACTATTCTTACTCTTAACCATAGTGTCTATTTGTTTCATATAAAATTCAACTTTTTGCAGTAACAACGTATTCTTTGAAAAGTTCATTTTGGTAAACTTAGGCTCTTGAATCCATTTGTTCTTTAGCAGAGAGAATACACCTTGGCCTTGAGGATGTTTCGCACGCTTATCCTCTGCAAACAGCTCGACAGGGTAGCCAAGCACCTTTATATTGGAGTGATTGGCCGCCCATAGAGCTTTTTTTGCCATGAAGTAGTCCATTACAAGCTCACCTTCGCAGCTCACTTTCTCATAATCAATAACCAAATGAACATCAAGATCAGATTGACGAGTGTAGTTGTAATTTGCATTACCACCAGTAAGAATAATATCAACGATATTATTGTTATCAATATTTGCAAACTTAGCCCAAACACGAGCTATCTGAAGCAATTTTGTACGCACCTGAGAATCTAGTTCTTTACCGTCCCAAAACTTTGGATTCAGTACACGATGATACTCAAGTGTTGCTTTCGTAAGACTTTCGTTATATTGCTGAAATGTTTGCATGGCACTTAAAATAGGGTTGGTACCTTATTTAGTCAATGCATATTATAGCGAGCCTTTGTTTCAGCACGTAGTTTACCTACTTCATGAAAGAAGTCGAGTATAAATGAGAAGAATGTTTTAATCTTACTCATGCTGGGATCCCCCTGTCACGTAAGTGTTGTATACGAACCTTTAAATCAGCTGCGTCAACTGCATGTGACAGGTAACGCTCAGCATCTGTTTGTTGGAGGGAGGTCCACCATGTTTTTAGTTTTTGTATAACGGTCTGCATGTTTATCCTTTGTCTTGTGAACAAAGATAGCCGGCAGGGCCGGCTATCCTTACAGCTAATCTTTTGGACTATTCTGTAAGTAGTTGTGATTGTGATTTAGTTGCAGCTTTTTCTTTAACTTCAACTTTCTTTGGCTTTTTGTGTTCAGGAATAATACGCTCGAGGAAAACACGAAGCATGCCATTCAGCATTTCCGCATCCTTGACCTCGATTTGATCTTCAAGCGCAAACGTACGCGTGAAATTACGGTTGGCAATACCTTTCCAAATGAAGTTCTTGTCATCTTCTTCTGAGGCAGTGTTACCACGTACGATCATCTTATTGTCTGCTAGCTCAATTTCAATATCTTGACGGGCAAAACCAGCAACAGCTAGCTCAACCACATATGTGTTATCGCCAGTCTTTTTGATATTGTATGGAGGGTAGTTTGGAATGGACTTGGTAAGATCATCGTGCATCTTAGCCATTCTGTTAAATTGTTCATCGAATCCAACATAGAACTTGTCAAAATCTTTGAACAGATCGCGGCCAAAAACATCTTTAATGTATGTCATAATTGCTCCTTAATTAAGCGAGTTAAAATAAAAGACCAACCCCGAAGGCGTTGGTGTGGGGAATATTTTACAAGCCTTAACCCCACACTGCTTGATCCCATCCCGAGAGATGAATCTATTTATACTACTCCATCAGGACGTAGTCATGTTTTGAAACACCACACTCTGGACAATTAACAGAGTCAGGCAAACTCAAGTAGTCTGCTTCAGACAGGGTGTGGCCACAAACAATACAAACATATACTTTTTCAGACATTATAGTGCCTCCAAAACTTTCTTGTATGCATCTGCGTGACGCTGTTCGACTTTTGCAAGAGCAGCAAAACGCTTCTCTGCAAGATCCAAAATTTTCTTAAAATGTTCGGCATGCTCTTTTGATTCGTTACGCTGCTCAAGAAACTCAAGTGCAACTTTATCATTTTGCTCTTGAATAGCTTGCTCTTGGAATTGAGGATACATCTCAGTGTACTCGTATGTTTCCCCATCAATAGCCTTCTGGAGACATTGCTTTGTAGTAGGCTTACCAATCAACAACTCAAGGTGGCCCCACGCATGTTTAATTTCTTGGTCTGCTGTATGTTCGAAATGTTTTGCAACATCCTCAAACCCTTCTTCGCGCGCAATTCTTGCAAAGTAGCGATATTTAATATGCGCCATGCTTTCGCCGGCAAGAGCTGCTTCCAAATTTCTAAATGTACTCATAATCTTCCTAAATGAAATATCTAGTAATAATTTTCTTAAATTGAAGGTTTTTCACTGACAATATTTTTGTATCATTCAAATACAAGTTCTACATCAGCCTCTTTGAACATTTGAAATGTTATGTTCATGTTGAGGGCTTCTTTCTTTTCTAGCGGAGGTACTGTTGTTACAACTTTTTTGATACCTTTCTGAATTATGCTTTTTGCACATTCATTACAAGGACAAAGAGTAGAATAAAGAGTTGCTCCGCGGACGTCCACAAAAGCATTATCAAGAGCATTACGTTCCGCGTGAGCAACGAAAAGGTACTTAGTACGTCGGTCTGCGTACCGTTCAACAGAGTCTTCAACGTTACGTGGGAACCCATTGTATCCCATACTGAGCACTTGTTTGTGCTCATTAACGATCACAGAACCTACCTTGGTAGATGGGTCCTTTGACCACTGTGATACAAAAAATGCAAGGTCAAGAAACCTTGTGTCCCAATTATTCATTCAAGCTCCACGACCATGTTAGGGTCAAAGTTGTCGTTTTCTTCATAGTTGTAATATCCACGAGGATTACAAAGTACACGAGTGGTTCCAACCATGTAATCAAAATTGTCATGAGTATGGCCGTGCGTCCACAATTTAATTTGCGGACGATCCAAGATGAACTCCGACAAGTCTGAAGAGTATGCACCATTTACTAAATGATCACCACGATAGTGTGGCTTAATCGATTGCTTTGAAGGTGCATGATGTCCCACAACAACATATTTCTGCATCGGATCTTTATCAACTACACTACGAATGTATTCCAGGGTTGACAGATGTTCTTCGTAAACATCTGTAGGATTCAGCTTTCCTTTATCACCGTTTCTCACGGTACGAAAGTCATTCATAACACGACCCACGTGCCACAGAGTGTTTGGATCATTTTTATTCATGTCTGTCCACAACGTGGCACCAATAAACGTATAGTCATTAATGGTGATCGTACTCTTTTCCATAAAGTGGATATTGTCAAACTTTTCTAGCTCTTCACGTAGTAAATTTGCTGATAGAGCAAAATCACCACTGTAGTGCTCGTGGTTACCCATAATATAAATCACGTCTCTGAATTCTTCTGAGCATTTCTGGAAGAAAGCACGGATACCTTTATCAAATTCCGATGCAAGGCAAATATCTCCCGACAAGATCAAAACGTCAGTATCCCCCGCGTTGAGAATTTCAATAGGTCCAAACTCGAGGTGAAGGTCACTTACTATCTGTAGTTTCATTTGATTCACTTTCGTTGTACTTAACTTTATGGATCAGCTTCTCACCCATCCAATGAGAAGTCATATAATCTTTATTCTCACTTAGTTTCTGAAGATGGTCAATCAGCTCTTCTTTTGTGATTACACGAGCATCGATCAGCTGCTCGCCAAGCCATTTTTGTGATACTTCGTCAAAATGGCGATCATGTTCAGTCATAACCATTTCATCCAGAGCATGCTCGAGCGTGTCGGCTTCAATAGCATGCTGCATCGCAAATGTAGAAATGGAATTAATCAAGTAGATAGGCATGGCTACTCCTTACATTTAGACGAACCGATTGTCTTTTTGTTTTCTTGAGAAGTCAACAGGTTTCAAGCGATCTGGAATCTTATAAGTGTTATCACGGGGTTCGTATATATCTCCCAGGTGCACAAATGCTGTCATTGCGTTTGAAAAGTGCTGCAACCTATCGTCATGAAGCAAATGAAAGCTACCTTGTTCATAAATACCAATAGCCAAGTGTTTACCATCTTTACTAAAGATAAACCCATCTTTTGTTTCTTCAAACTTAATCATATGCACCTCAGAGATAGATTGGATAAATATAGGCCATAGAGTAGAAAGGATATAACATGTTCAAAAAGTTACCAATTGTGGTGCTTTTTGTTATGTCTTCGTTAGCGTTTGCACAAAGTGATGTGATTGTTACAGATTCGAAAAGTACGAGCACTGTAACTACAAACAGTAATAGTGTCAACGATACCACCGTTCGATCACCACCTGCATCAGCAATATCACCTTCATTCAATGTACTGAACAACGACCTTTGTACTGTCGGTGTTGGTGGAGCCGTACAAACTCAGATATTGGGTATCTCTGGCGGAACAATGGTCCGTGATTTAAATTGCGAACGTTTAAAACTGGCCAAAAACTTGTACGACATGGGCATGAAGGTTGCTGCTGTGGCTACTTTATGTCAAGACGACAGGGTCTTTCAAGCTATGATGAACGCGGGCACACCCTGTCCCGTTGATGGTAAGATTGGTGAAGATGCAAAGAAGGTATGGGATTCATCTCCCGAGCGTAAACCTAAACCTTTAAGCGAGAATTCAAATGCAAGTTTCTGGCAAAAAGTTTCTGCTGGGCTTGGCGTCTTGGCTATTCTTCTCATTCTCCTGTAACGCTCAGGATGTATTGACTACCCCTAACCTAATCCAGAATGGGTGGGGACGGGCTGTTACTGGTAATTTCTATCCTGGAGGAACATCGGGAGGTAACCGCGCGGCTTACAACCCTGAAACACAAACAATCCTATTTGGTTATACACAACAAATTGTTAGCCAAGAAATTAAATTAAGAGAGGTTTTACAAGGCACTCATCTCAGACTTCATGGATACAACTATTCATTTCAGTATATGAATAGTGACTTCAATAGGGGGTTCGTTTCTTTCGCTGTTGATCTGAAAGATGAATTTGGGTTTAGTAAACAAAGAGACAACTATCTTCTTAATCAGACTAATGGATGGGAAACTGTAAGTAATAAAAGAAGTTACGGTAGCCCTTTCAACCTTTTATCTGTTGATAGATTTGAAGTTAGTTTCAGCGGAAAAGATGATAGGTACTGGGCAGGTTACTATGGACCACAGGTTAGAAACGTATCATTAAATGCGATGTATGTTGTGGATGAGTGTGCTGTAAATCCTCTTTATGCCACAACTTGCCCCAATTATCAACAAGCATTTTTTCAATCACAATGCAGTATCAATTCTTTATACAGCCCCAACTGTCAGGGATATGCTCAAGCATATAGAAATCAACAGTGTTCAATGAACCCACTGTATTCACCTGAGTGCCCTGGGTATGAATCGGCTTATCTGAACCAACAGTGCAATGGCAATCCCCTTTTTTCTTCAGCCTGTCCGCTATATCAGCAGGCATTCTTCAATCAGCAATGCACAGTAAATCCATTATACAATTCTGGTTGCCCAGGATATGCAGACGCTTTTAGAAAGAAACAAATAGCAGATGCATGTTCTGCAAACCCACAAAGCAATCCACAGTGCCCGGGTTATACAGTTACACAACAGATTACGACGATATCTACAACAACATCACTCCCTGTACCTTCAGTGGGTAATGAAGATGTTGCAAAGTTGTTAACTACACCACAAGTAACAAGTGATCCAATTGTTAATCAAGCTCTTAGTTCTAACCAACAATCGACACAAACCAATCAACAAACAAATCGGAATGTTTCCCCACAACCCCAATCATCACAAAGATCACAAATAAGAGAACAACAACGACGCGCGGGTGATCAGCAAAGAAGTCAA